GTACAGGGACCGGACCCCCAATTGAGGGAAGGCCGTATAGAATTCCTCCACGGTTTTTACGGGTGTTTTAATTATATGCTCCCGATCATTAGTCACGTGAGAAATTGTGACTACTGCGAAGAAACCCATATGCATCCGCCGTGTTTTCCTTTATGTATCCCTGAAAGGGGTTACAAAATAAGGATACCGACGATGACCACGGGTGCTATTTCGATAATATCGAGAGTTTTAAGGTCTTGCGCCACCCAATTCCTCATAAGCGATCCAAGGATCCGTTCCTCCTTAAAAGGAGAACAAAGGGTCCTCAAACATTGCTTTTATCGAGGTTGGAGGTCGCAGGACCTAACCACTGCCACGGACATGCATTCCTTTAAACCCACAAAAGTTTTTTACAGGGAGATAGGGAAATTTTTTCCCCAACCCTGGTGGGAGGATGCTATCGCTCTATGTTTAGGTGGTTACAATATATTACCTGAGAGGCCTGACAAAGATATATTTATATCGATGTTTAAGACCACCCGCCCCTTTCCCGTAGAAATACGTCAGAAGTGGGAGTCTCAGGTACCTAGTCAAGGTCGACTTCTAGAAGTCGAAGATTTCTTTCCTAAATCCTGGAAAAGGTTCATGCCGGAAGTGCCCCCCGAAGGGAGCGCCTCGGAGTTCCAATCCGTGTGGGATAAAGGAGACTTGACAAGGAAGGGTGAACTGATGGGGACGGCTACTAGCTGGCCCCTTCTGCCCTTATATACTTTATACTCCTTCGAGAGTACCTCACTTGACAGACTAGTCCCAATCACCAGAAAGGTGACGGATCTAAACCAGTATAAAAACCGGAACATTTACGTTAACCGGAAACCGGGAGTCAAGGTTAGGACGAAGGAGTTAGTAAGATATGTCCCCAAAAATTGGAAGGACATTGATACCACGGGAGATGATGCCATCATGGTGATGGGACCAAACCATTCGGCAAGACATACAAAATGTATGGAAGCCTTAGGCTCGGTCGTGTCGCCTACGAAGGATTATTTTTCACCTTTCTACGCGCTCTATACAGAGATCATATTCCACAAGGGAAGCCGATACGGGGTTATACCCCTGGCACCCCTCGCGGGACCATCTGGTGTAGGGCAGGTTACGTGGTATTCTCAACCGAGGTCGTTCATCGACGCATCCCATAGAATGGGGTGCAACGATCGACAGATTCTATCATCCTTGAAGCTAAGCAGGTTCAAAGGGAAGTGGAGTGGTCTTGCTATGCAAGGTGCCCCACTAACCTTCCCTGGTATGCTTGGGGGGATAGATTTACCTCGTGAGTTCTTTGGAAGGCGAAGGAGGTTGTCCCTGAGAGAGTGTAAAATTCTAACAGAGATAAGTACCCTTACCATCCCCGAGTTGTTACTCCGATTTGGAGTTCTACCGGTGGATCCCAAAGATAAACAGACAAAGGACGCAAAGAAGTCCTCCCTAGTTGAAACTGGGACATCCTCGGATAAATCCGTGAAGGATGAACGGTTCCAAATACTAAGGGGCCAAGAAATGGCCTTAGGTTCTCAGTTCTTTGTCGAAAGAGCCCCTGAAAAGGGGTTCGAAGTTACAGTTACACTCCAGGAGTATTCTGACGTAAAACGTCTCTCTGCTGGTATGTCTCAACTGGAACAAAAAGTTGATGTCAAGCTCGATCCGAGCCCGCTACTCTATCTATCCCGATATAAAATCGGGAAAAGGACAGAATGCGATCCGGATCGAACCAGACGAGACGTGGAGAAGAAACTTCAGAAAACTGAGACCTTCCCCTGGTCCACCTTATCCAAAATGGCGATGACGCCAATTGGGTATGGTAACCTGGAATATATAGTTCCCATAAAGATGGTTACAGTTATTCCAGACAACCCCATTCTGGAGCCCTTAGCGGGTGACCCAGAGTGAGCGTGCATGATGCACGGTTTGAGGGATTTCCC